TCATGTCCTCTATCTCTTTAGCTAGTGCCTCGGTAGCTATAGCCCATCGGCGCAACGTCGGCAAGGCCGCGCCTTGTATTCCCATATGCACATGATACCCACAAGATTTATCAGTGTTAAGGCTCGGCGCATGTACCAAGTCTTTCAGAAGACCTAGCACAAAACGAGGTGACCGAGTAACGGCGGGCAATACTATATACTCGGTACCGTCACCGTTAACGCTTCCGTCACTGATAGTATCAACTCCGGCGGGTACTCTTGACGCGCTATGATTCGCCTCTAACTCCCACCCTAACGAGAGGTTAAATTTAGGTATTGACGGCTCATAGGTGTACGTACCTTGGCCCGCACTATGGCGCACGTTGTTAGCCGGATGATAGTTACTTAATACGCTCTCATTATTTGTTGGCATGTTAGAATCCCCCTCTTTCCGCCATGAGTACACCTGAGAGGAGATCATCAAAATACGTCTGTGATAAAAGCTCCGCGCTTTCCATAGGAAGCCATGAGCTAATATGCCGTGAAGTTGTTACGCTCCATTTCTTAGAGGTCATCCGATAGCGTCGGCCTTCTGGCGATACAAAACACTCCGCCACTGGCGTTTGATAGCTAAACAAAATCAAATGCCCGTTGCCAAAATCTAGCTCTGTCATGTTCTGTTTAATTGGTCTAAGGTTCATTGTTTAATCTCCTTTTTGTTTTGCCGTTACGTCACGCCATAGCCACACGAGAGCCGCTTGATAGTCCCCCGTTTCCTCGTACATCTCTATGACGCGCTCACGGATTCTATTTAGACGGTCTTCCGTGCTCATCGTCTCAAGCTCTTTTATGCTCACTTTTCCCATACCGTTATATATCAGGGATTCCCGATTATTGCAAGGCCTTTTCTGATTCAATCACGAGCCTATCTAGAGCACGTTGGAAGCACGCATTACATCGGCAAGCGTCTAAATGCTCGGCATTGTCAAAGCGCGTTATGGCCTCTCTACCAGTCGGCACAATGTACGGCCTTAGCCATGATGCCTCGGCCTCTCTCACGATCTGCTCTTTACTCCGGCCTGTCACGTTAAGCGGCCTAGCTTGTGCGCGTATGCCGTGAAAGTCTAGCCTATGTATTTCATACTCGTGAAAGGTCTTAAAGACAATTCGCCCACACAAGGCGCAATGATGAGACATTATTTCCCCCTTATAAATAGCCAACATATCAGCACGCCTAGCAATCCAAAAGGACTAAGCACGGATCACCCCTAGCTCTTTTAATCCCTCTACCGTGCGCGTGCTATGGTGAAAGGGTCTAAGCTCGTGACCTTCCGGCGCGTATAGATTCCACATCCTACCATCTATGCCGTGCTCGGCGGCCCATGCCATTTTTTCTTTTGAGCCTTTCAGATATTCTAGCTTCACTCTCTCCATGATCTAATTTCCCCCCTCTAGCCGTGAGAGTCTATACCATTTCCAGCGTATCACCTCAGTGTCACCTATGCCCGCTAGAGCGTCAATGGTCTTGCCTAAGATATGATAGCTCATCTCCTCGTGAGACATGCCTAGCATCTCTCCGGCCTTGTATGGGATCAAGCTATAATCTCCGGCTCTCTTTTCCATACTATCTCTTACCCCCAGAAGTCTAGAATTGCAAGGGCTATTTTGTCTTGTTAACTAATGTTTCGGTACGCGCTAAGTATGCCTCGGCTATCACAAGGTACATAGTGCTAAGGCCTCGTGACTGTGAATAAGGCGCAATGACTCGTGAATTATAAAAGGCGTTTGACTCCATGCAATCTGTGAAGGCGTCAAGCTCTTTGTCATTCATGGTCTAGACTCCTCTCCTCTCATCGTCTGATTGCTCACGGTTACAGCATGCCTCGGCCTCATCCTCGTTATCATAATCGCTATCACACTCACCACATAGCCATGTGCTATCTTGTGTACTCTCATAGTCACCCTTGCCACATCTAAAGGCCGTAGGGTCTAACTCTTTCAAGGCCCGCCCGCTATTAAACGTCATGCCACATATCTCTACCTCTCCATAGACCTCATCTAGTATATCCTCGTATTCTCTCTCTGTCATCTCGTATTCTACCTCTCTTACTTTCATAATGTCACCTCATAGAGAAAAGATAGAAGAGCGTACCACAATCTATCTAGTAGGCTCATTTGCTCACCTCACTATCAACGGTGCCCACACAATACAAAGAGCCTCTAAACTCTTTCACGATGAGAGTACCTAGCAAGTGTGTAGAGGTACGCTTGAATTGATACCGCCATATCATGTCTTTGATCCTTGCCACTATAGAGGCAATCACTGTAGAGCCTCATCAAGCGTATTTTCAATGCGTGCTAAATCTTCTAGCCATGCCTCATCCTCTCCGGCCTCTATCTCCGGCCCTAGCTCACCACGGCGCACGGCTAAGGCTTTAGAGGCTAGGGCCTCTCTCACCTCTTCCCATTGCTCACGGCTCAAGGTGACAGTCACGAAAGTATCATTCAAGTCTGATAGCTCCATATCAGAAGGCGTCATCATTTCCCCCTTTTCATATACAATAGACCTGCTAACATCATAGCCGCCACATGGCAGGGCACATGACAATCTAATCCTTTACATTCGTCACCTGTTCCCTTGCTACAATCTTCCCATCCGTCATCATTCACAATCAGCTTGTATGCTTCGGTGATTCTCGCTATTTGATTATTCGTCATTGTCTCACATCGGATTGATTTAGTCATGCTCCATTATAACAGGATGTGGCTATTTGTCAATGAGTCGAAAGACTCATTTATTCTGGTATGTGTCATACCTTCTTCAAGGCCCATAATTTTATTTGCTTATTTAACGTAGTGATTGTTATCAGTCTGTAGACATTCTATTTTATGGGAATACTCACGTATCATATCTACAATTCGCGGATAACAGCACGATTAAAGGCTGTAATGTGGTACCTCTAATGTATGGGTATCTAACCTTACGAGGCCAAAGGCCGAGGCAGGGCCGAGACGTGACGAGGCAAAGAGCCGAGGCAGGTCAAGGTGAGGTGAACGGGCCGAGGATAGCGATAGCTACCCGCAAGGCTCCGGCTCACCGTCACTAGTCACGCAAAGATAACGCCTTCATGCGCTCATATCATTGTGACGGTGTACCAGTCCAATATGATATTGATACTCCATATCATCATTGTGGGGGTTTAATGCACGCGCCTAGCTACACGTTGCCGCCCGTCAGATCGAAATGAAATCATAGCGTATTATCAATATGTTATTGTGAATCTGTAGACATTTGTATGCACTTATGAAAGAGCCTTTCACATCTATTTGTAGATAGGAATGATGCTTTTTTATGGCGTAATGCGGTACCTCTTATGTAGGGGTCTGCTCTGTCAGTCCCTTATTGATATCGCAAGGTCTTAGATGGTCTTTCCTGATTGCCGCCCTTGAGCGCAATAATCTAACTTCTAGGCCATACCTAACCTTTACTGGTATCCTTTCATATAGTGCCTTCTTGTATATGCTTTGCATGGCTCACGGCACGCTATCGTATCACCATATCTGATATATCATTTCGCATAGGAGATAATGATTCAATGCCATTTGTCAAAGGGAATAAGCTAGGCCATGCCAACAAAGGCAGGAAGAGGGAAGCACCTAAGACCATATGGCTATTGCAATCCTTGGCCGCTAATGGCGTCAACCTTGAGGAGATGCTAGCTAAGGCCCTGCTCAAGGCCAGTAAAGGGGATAGGCAAGCTACAGACCTAGCGCACCTATTGGCTAAGATGCTACCGCACGTTGCCAATGCTCCAAAGAATGACATAGGCACAATGGAGATAGAGACGCTTGTAATCAACCGCTTTGAAGCACCACAAGCTATTGAACCGCCCGCCGTTGAGACTCAGATTGTACCAGACGAGGAGAACATAGCTTAACAAGTGAGCCGCCGTTAACAAGGCGTCATGTTAAGCTGAGACGGTGTATCTAGTTAAGTTAACAAGTCTTCGACGGTAAATGGTTAGCCGGAGGTGGGGGAGCCCCTTCGGAAGGGTTGCCTGTACTGTACGTGAACAAGCCTATAGCTAAAAATCATGAAAATGACCTCTTACATAAACGCGCATAGAAATCAACTAGATTTGTAAATAACATTCTCGGAGGAGAATAAACACCATGACTGATGAAACTATCAATCCAGATAACGTGAATCCACACTTTAAAGACCTTGATGCTAAGGCTCAGGAGAAGGCTAATGCTGGCGATTATCAGTTTGTTCCATTCCACAGCAATGTTTGTCCCTCATGTGGGCACTGTCCTACATGTGGCCATGGACCAAGCTATCCTCAATACTGGCCTAATTATCAACCATTTTGGTATAGAGGTTCTCTCCCCGTTGTCACATGCGGTGGCACGACTTCTGGAAACGGCACCGTCACATTTGGCAAGATCAGCTAATGAACTGGCCATTCTCAGGCAAGCATAGTCGTCCGGCGCCTTCGGCGCACACCGACTTAGAGCAACAGCTTTGTCAGAAAGTGGTTGAATTAGACGCACGAATGGCTGGTCTAGAACAAGCCATTATTGACCTCTGTCAAGGACTCAAGATGCAGCTGGACCGCATCGACCATAACACCGTCATGCTCGACAAGAACATGCACAATTTAGCCGCCATGACTTTGCGGCCCCCGAAGAACCTCCTTGAGGGAGGGCAGGAGCCCAACTAAAATGGTCGAGGAAGCGAATCAGAAACAGATTGTCTTTACACCACATAAACATCAACAGGCGGTGTTAGACTCTGAGGCAGAACAGATTCTGGTTGTTGCCGGCCACCGAGGTGGTAAGACCACTGTGGGAGCCATCTGGCTGATCCGCGAAATCGCAAACGATATTAAAAATGGCGTCAAAGCTGATTACTTGGTTCTGGGACCGACGTACCGGGTTCTGAATCAATCGACGCTACGTACCCTGTTCACCTACTGGCCAAAGGGTCTGGGTACCTACAAGAAACAGGATAGCATAATCCAGCTGGTAAATGGCGGCGTTGTGTGGATTCGGTCTGCAGATAAGCCGGACGCCGTAGAAGGTTTGACGGCCCGCAGATGCTGGATGGACGAAGCTGCGCTCTGTAATGAGACGACCTACGATAAGGTCTGTCAGCGCTTGGTTCAGAAAGCCGGTGATCCGAAGGGCCGGCTGCTCATGACGACCACGCCTTACGGCAGCCCGTCATCGTGGATGAACATACGCCTGATCCAGTTGAGAAATCAACTCAATTGGTTGTTCTACATCAATTTCTCCATGGCCGACAATCCGTACATCGACCGTGCAGTGTATGACCGGGCGAAAGCCACCATGAATGAAAGCGTGTTCATGCGGGATTTTCAAGGCCTTTTCGTCAAGATCGAAGGACTCATTTACCCGGAGTTCAGTCGTCTCGATCACGTTGTGGAGCCGTTCGAGATTCCAGCGCACTGGCCGAAGTGGTCAGGGCTCGACTATGGATGGTCTGATCCGACCTCGATTCTGGGAATCACTTTTGATCCAGAAAGCAAGGAGTTTTACGTCTTCACTCAATTTTACAAAAATCGGCAATTGGCTGAAAAGATTGGCGCCTATATCAAAGAGAAGTCTTTTAGTTACACCATCTGGGACCCGGCTGCCGTAGCCGTCATGAACGAAGTCAGGTCCGTCTGTAAGCTACGCATGGAACAGGCTGATAACTCAGTCGATATTGGAATCCAGCGTATCAGCAAACTGCTGCACGAGAAGCGAGTCAAGTTCTTCGACACATGTGAGGATTTGATACGTGAAATGGAAGGGTATTGCTATGACAAGAACGGCTCTACTAAACCTGCTCATGACTGCAGCCATAGTCCT